TTTAAAACTTTAATACTTAACATTATGAAAGACTCTACAAAAGACAAATGGCTTAAGGTACTTAAACTCTTTCTTGAGTTCCTTATCGCCGCCGTAACGGCATGGTTTGCGTCTGGTTGCGTGAACTTGTTGAGGTAACTTGATTTGCTTCGCACTCGAAGATGAAAAGAGATGGGTAAGGGGCCCATCTCTTTGTTTTGTTGCAAAACCCACTCGGCAGAGTGTGTCATAAACTAATGCAGTCCGCCAGACTGCGATAGGCGTCAGCGCAGCAAATTAATTTGCTGCCTTAAATGATAATTGCGCGCGCGCCTGCGTGTTTCTCGCGTAGGCGTGTGTGTTTTTGGATATTTAAAAAAAATGTATATCTTTGCGCTGGTTCTTTAACATAACATTAATTGTGCTTGCCTTAGCAACACAATTTATATAATGTTATGTTATTGAACCATCGCGTTTTGCGATGGTTTTTTGTTTAACATAACGCTATACCTTTATGGCTTTCGTTAAAAAGTTTAATGCTCAACGTATCACTGCTAGTCAGTATGCGTTACGCATGGAAGTCTACGAAAATGATGTGCTTTTAGCATCATTTGGCTTTGTCTATGTAAGTGGCAAGCCTTATTATCCTTGCTATAATTATGCGCTTCGTACCATTATTGAGTACAATACATTTATGAGGATATTCCTTAACTATGTTGAAGCGTTTGAGCGTGCTGGGAGACCTTTTGAGTCGGCAGATGATGTCTTAACTCCTACTCTTTTTTAGCCTACTCTAGGTAAATGATTTTTGTCTTAGTTCTTGTATGAGTTGTGGGTCTCCCCGTCTTATTTGTAAGCCTAGCAGGCGATATGATTCGCCTGCTAGGTATTACAAACAAAACTTGCATTTGAGCGTTACGTCAGAGTATCTTTACTCTGTGTCTGTTGTTCCATGCGGTAAGTGTTTGGATTGTTTGAAGCGTCGGCAGTCTGATATTGCTGCTCGCGCTGTTCGTGAGGCTCACGATAAAGGTAGTATGCATCTTGTCACTCTAACGTATCGAGATGAAATGCTGCCTTTGTCTATTTCTTTGCAAGTGTATGATATTGATTCCGGTCAGCTGATTAGTTCATGCCCTTCTAGGCCGATGCAGCGTGATATTTCTCCCGATTTTGATTTGCCTTCTGAGGCTTATGTGTTGGATTGTCGTGCACGTTTAAAACATTTGAAGAAGTCTCAAGTTTCTCGTAAATTATATGTGCCGTGGTTTACTGATGAAGAAGAAGGCATTTACAGAGAGTTTTGTATAACTCCTTCGCTTCATAGGCGTGATGTTCGTTTGTGGCTTAAATCTGCTCGTGTTCAATATGAGCGTGATTTTGGTAAGCCTTTACCAGATTTTACCTATATCTGTTGTGGCGAATATGGCCCTAAAACTTGTAGGCCGCATTATCATCTTTGCTTTTTTGGTCTTTCAGATAAACAAATATATTACCTATGTGAGCGTTGGCGTTATACATATAATCGAAAGTCCAGGCATAGTAAACGTTGTGTCAAAACTGATAACATGGGCTTCTATAATGTAAAGCGAGTTAAAGCTAAAAATGCAGATGGCACGGATGGCTTTGCCATCGCTTCACGTTATGTTTCAAAGTATGTTGCAAAAGGTAATTTTGAATGTGATTCGGCTAAGTGCGGTTTGGCTGAAAAGCCTCGTTTGTGTCTTAGTTCTCATTTTGGTAGCATTATTGATAGTGACGCTATATCTTATTATAGGGCGTATGATTTGTTCGGTAGGTATGATATAGAAACTCTTTGCTTTGATAATGGTTCTAAGATGTCCCCTGAGCAGTTGTCTGAAATTTTAAAAATCGTATCTGAACGCTCTAAATTGCAGATTGACTCCCAAAATTTTTGCCTCCCGGCTGCTATTAAGTCTTATATATGGAACGTTGTTAGGGTTTGTTTTAATGAAAGTATAGTATCTCCATTTGCAGATGTTGTTTATGATAAGTCTTTAAGTAAGGCTTATATTCATAATGGCTCAGTGCTTGTAGATATACCTTCGTATCATCAATTAAAAAAACAATATGGTAAAGATGTTTCAATCGTTAAAGGTAGCCTACGTTCATGTTCGCTACGAAAGTTTAACTCGTACCTTGCGTTGGATAGGTATTTGGCACGTTGTCACGAGTTCTACGAAAAGGTTAAAGATGAATCTAATTCAAAAGATTTGGTACAACGCTTTAATGAATTCAAAAATACTAAGGCGTTTGGTCTTTCGGACTATACTCAGTCTTGTGAGTCGGAAGCTTTACGGGCCTTCTACTCACGTTCAATTTATTAATTCTAATTCATAATTGCTATGCCCTACGCAAAAAACAACATTCGTGTACAAGTGCCTAAGCGGTCTGGCTTTGACAAGACTCATAGGCACTCTGGTAGTTCATTTGTTGGGACTATCACTCCTCTCATGTGTGATGAAGTGATACCTAACTCTCGTGTATCTCTTCGTATTCCTATTAACGTTACGCTTCCGCCTCTTGTCAGTGATACCTTTATGAATATCAAGTATCGGATTGAGGCTTTCTTTGTTCCTTTACGTCAGTTGTCGAAAAGTTTTGAGAATTGGTTTTGTGATATTCCGATTGAAGTTGAGGATGGTAGTAAGTTCCCTGCATTCATTCCTTATGTTAAGTTCGGAAAAGGTGCGCCGATTGGCGAAAATGGTTCGTTGGCTGATTATCTAGGCTGCAAGATTAATACTCAGAATTTTGGTAACGATGTGAGCATCGGTGTTAATGCTATGCCTTTCCTTGCATATCATTGGACTTATCATCATTGGTATCGTAACCCTATGATTCAGAAGCCAGTGTTCGTGTCTCCTGCTCATGGTATTACCGATTACAATATCGACGATAATCCGGCTGGTTTGTCTGCATCCGTTTGTCCGTATTTCTTTAGTCACGCTGAATCATCTGCAGGTAATTCAGATGAAGGTTGTATTATCGTTTATAATTCTAATAATACCGTTAATGAAGGAGATGTTCTTAATGATGGCGTTAGCCTCCTTTCTCTGCGACAGCGGAATTTTGGATTAGACTATTTCACTGGCATGCGTCTTAGTCCTCAGCATGGCGATGCGTCTGCTGTTAATGTGTATGTATCTGGGACTGCATCGGAAGGTGTTGTATCTGGTACCGGAAGTATGACTATTGCTGCCTTGCGTGCTGCTAATAGCCTACAGCAGTTTAAGGAACGCAATAATCTGCCTTCTACTCGTATGGTCGACCAAGTGCAAGCTCGTTATGGTGCTAATCTTTCAGATGGCGTTGCTCAGCGGCCTATATGCATTGGAACTGCCGCTTTTGATGTGTATAGTCACGGTGTAGACCAGACTGGCGGTTCTTCTTCCACAGACACTGCTGCCAAAAACCCCTTTAGTGGTGTTGCTGCTCAGTATGGCCGTGCCGCTGGAAATGCAAACGAGTTTGTTATCAATGATTTTACTGCTAATGAGCCTGGCTATATCCTTGTACTTGGCACTCTTGTGCCGGATGTTACATATTCATCTGGTATGGATAGGAAATTCCGTCGCTATCTTTCAAATGGAAGTCTTGTGGAAATGCCTTGCAGTCTCTTGCAGAACGTTGGAGACCAGCCTGTCTATGCTTCTGAATTAACTGAAGATATTATAGACCAGTACAACCATCTAACTAGTAAGATTGTCGGATATCAAGACAGATTTGCCGATTTCATGTTCATGCGTAACGAGGTAAGCGGTATCCTTCGTGATGGCGGCACTCTTGATTCGTTTGTACTTCAACGTAGTTTTGATGACCCAGATACGGATATTACGCTAAGTAGTGAATTTTTGTCAATTCCTACTAACTATCTTGACCAAGTGCTTGTAGCAAATAGTAACGTCATAGGTTGTTCGTATTGGTTTGATTGTATGCTAGAGTATAAGGTTTCAATGCCTCTTGCTGAGTTTAGTATACCTTCCCTTCAGGACCCTGCTTATGAGCATGGCGAATCTATTACCCTTCGTAGAAACGGCCAAATCTTTTAGCTATGAAATGTAAGTGTAAATTTAATCCTATTAAGGATTTAGAGGCCGTTAATCCGTTTGGCTCGGTTGACCTTTGTCAAGCGTATGCGTCTGGCTCTTTGCCCTCCGATGTGGCCGCCACTGAAGAAAAGTTCAATGGTATAGATGACCCCAACTCTATCGCTTTTCGCCCATCAGACCAGTTTGAACTGGCTCAAGCTAATACGGCTATTGTTGGATATCAGCCGCCTAAGAAAAATGCTGAATAGCATAACATCGGTTTTGTGGTTTACCGAAGGCTCCTCGCGTTGCGAGGAGCCTCTTATCCGGTTTACTTGATTTATAAAGGATAAGTGGCACACTTTTTTAGTGTGCTGAAAAAATAGAATTTATATGTCTGCGTTATCTGGATTGTCTTTAGCTCTTGGTGGCCTTGATACGGCCGCTAATATGTCAATGCAACAAGAGACAAATGCCCAAAATCAGCAAATGAATTTGTTTAGCAATATGCTAAACTATGCGATGTATCAGCAAAGTAGAGAAGACTCTAATACTGCTGTACAGAGGCGTGTTGCAGATGCTAATGCTGCTGGTATTAATCCTCTCTTTGCTCTTGGTGCTACTGCGGCAGGTACCACGTCTGCTAGTTCGGCTTCCCCCGGAAACCCTGCGGTTGCACCTCGTATTAATATGACTTCTGCCTTAACTAATGCTTTGCAGGCTCGTGCCACTGAGGCTCAGATCGAGAACGTTCATGCTGATACTCAACTTAAAGAGTCGGCTGCTAAGAAAAATGAGGCTGACACTGGTAAGTCTACTGCAGAAACTGAAGGTCAGTTAATATCTAATGAGTTTCAGCGCGATACGTTCGATGCTCGTAAGCGTTCTGAAGATGCTGCGGCCGATTTGAAACATTGGCAGGCTAAGCAAATTCAGTCTAATATTGACAAGCAGCAGTATGAAATTGATTTGCTTATAAAGCAGTCTAAATCTGAGATTGAGAAGCGTAGGTTATATGTCTCTCAACGTCTCCTTAATAATGCGAATGCCGATAATATAGCGGCCTTGCAGCCTTATGTTAAGCTAGAATTGCAAGCTCGTACTAAGGCTGAGCGCCAGGCTGTGTATCTTTCAATGGCTAAATGTGCATATGAAGAACGTTTGTTAGATTCGGGCGTTATAGAGCAAATGGTTCTCGCTAAAAATCTTGAAATGAGTGAAACTGAGGCGCGCACTCGTTCGTTAGAGATTGAGACTGCATTGAAGCAGTGGAATTATGACCTTAAAAATGGAAGTTTCCACGAGGGAAATGTCTTATTTGATATTGAGAGCATGATTTGGTCTGAACTAAGTGCTGCGTCTAATTCGTTGCTTGGTGGTTTAAAACTTTAATACTTAACATTATGAAAGACTCTACAAAAGACAAATGGCTTAAGGTACTTAAACTCTTTCTTGAGTTCCTTATCGCCGCCGTAACGGCATGGTTTGCGTCTGGTTGCGTGAACT